GCCAGGGCCAGGGCCAGATATTCAGTCCGCGCAACGTGGACACCACCAACCCGATCAGAACGACCAAGCCGCCCGATGCCTTCAGCACCGTCATCACCCGACGATTGACCTTGTAGGCCATCACCAGTTCGCGAAGCGTGGTTCCTGATTGCACCAACTTGCGCAGCTCGTCCCTGCTTTCCTTGTCCTGAAACATTTCAGCCAGTGAATGCAGCGTTTTGCGCTCGTCCTGGGTGAACCCGGTTTGTTGGTCTGTCATCGCCTGCCCTCTGCCTTTCCAATGGTTACGATCTCGCCGCCTCAGCCGCCCAAGCTGCGCGAATTGCGGCCTCACTCAGGTCAGCGTCCGGGGCGACCTTTGCGGCGATTTCCGCCACCTGAGCGACAAAATTGAGCGTGACAGACAGCTTGAAAATTTGCGCATCACGCTGGCTGCGCAAATTTGCATAGAGAGGCAAATCATTTGCTTTGGTCCGCGCCTCCACCGCATCCCACACATCCTCCAGACCGGTGATGGCCAATAGGTGGGTAAACTCCCGGCGGGTCAGGTCTCGTGTTTTCGCGTCATCAGTGTTTGGCAGCGGTGGAGGAGCAAAGGTGCTGCCGTCATACGACCACCCTATCTCAGCCCGTCCACTCGCCACCCAATCCTCAAAGCCGGTCGGGATCCGGGCTGGATCGAGTAGCGTGACATTGGCAACGGTGCCTTCGACTATATGTGCATATCTTTTCATGATAATTTCCCTAAACGACGTAAACAGTCACACGGCCATCTCCACCATCGCCCGCATTCGCAACCTCGGAGCCGCCACCGCCGCCGCCGGGTTGCGTTCCGTTTGTGCCAGCCAAAGTGTTCGATCCGCCGCCGCCACCATTGCCTCCGAGAGCAGAGACACCGCCCGGAATAGATGAACCACCGGGTCCGGTAGCGCCCGCGCCTCCACCGCCACCAGCGCCACCCATAGCCGCGTCGCCGCCGTTGCCATTCGTGCCTGAGTAAACCTGATCTGGTCCCCACCCACCGCCACCGCCAGATAACGCAAGGGGCGGCTTGGGCAGTTGTGAACCGCCAGCTACCGCGTCAAATCCACCAGCAGCGCCGCCAACAGTTGTCGTACCTATTCCGCCAGCACCGACAACGCTACCGCCACCACCGCCACCTCCATATGTCGACGTATTTCCCACACCGCCGCCGCCACCAAAAACGGCGAAGTCAGCTCCGAATGATGACGTCCCGCCGACACCACCATTTCCATTGTCCGAGGTTGCGCCAAGTCCGCCAGCTCCAATAGTAACGGTCTCAGAAGCACCGAGAGACGAGAGCGGCACAGTAAATTCGTGGCCGCCGCCGCCGCCTCCACCGCCGCCGCCGTCACCGGAGCCTGCGCGACCACCGCCGCCGCCGCCGCCCCAAATATGAATAATGGCCAGAGTGCCATCGGACGGTTTCGTCCACGTGCCGGAGGCGTCAAATGTCTGCGTGTCAGAAACGCCGCCTCCTGCACCAGCAGCCCAAGAGGGCAAACCACCGGCCAGCGTTAGAACCTGTTCATCCGCTCCAGCCGGCAGCCGCCCAACCCCGCCGTCGGGCTTACGGTAGTAAACGTCACCGCTTGCGTCCGACCCGATGTTTATCTTCGGAGTGCTCAGGATCGGGCTGGTCAGGGTCTTGCTGATCAATGTCTGCGTGTCAGACGTGCCAACGACCGCGCCCGTGGGAAGTCCCTTGCCCCCGTCCTTGACCAGCTTGCCGGTCGGGCCATCGAACAGCGCCACGCGGGCATCAACCGCAGATGCAGGGCCGGAAACGTCGCCGCTGCCAACAGCGTGAGTGTCGATCATAGCCTTGACGCCAGCAACGTCGGGATATTTATTCGCCGCCGTGCCTGCTGTATTTTCTGCCCCGGTCGACTTCTCAACAGCACCAATTGCAGTTGTGGTTGACGCGGGGAGCCTTGCCGCCGCAAACGTGCCGGAGGTAACATCCGTGGCTGCATGGGCGTGTGAGATTGCGGCATAGACTGTGTCGAAGTAAGATTTCAACACCGATTTGAAATTACCCCAGGTGGCGTATTTCGTCGCCCACGCTGCCGCGCTGTCGAGCAGTCCGAACTTGTCAGCGTTAACCGGCGTGGCTTTCTGTGCGGCCGCTTGGACATCGGTGGAAAACCCCACTCCGTCAGCACCTGCCGGACCAGTTGGACCGGTCGGGCCCGTTGGACCGGTCGAGCCAACAGCGCCTGTATCGCCCTTCTCGGCCAGCACGTCCCAATTGGTGGCCCAACTGCCACCGATCAGTGGCTCTGTAGACGCGCCAGAGGTGTGCGCCAAGATGCAGATATAGCTGGCACCGTTGTGCTCAACCGCATCTCGCAGAGCATAGGCTGTTGCGGTAAGCCATGCCCCCTGCCAGTCGATTTTATCAAGAACAACAGACGCAGCAGCAGCCACGGCAGCATCTCGCGCTGCCGTGGCCTCCGCCAGTATGGAAGAGCTCATCACGACGACGCTGTCGACAAGGTCCGCTATATCGGCGGCAGCGGCATCCGGGACCGGAACCTCGTATTTCAGATCCGGCGCGTTCGGGCGGATGGCAATCGCGTCATAGAGGCCCGGATACAGATCCGCGTCGATGGCACCGGTGCCATCGGTCATCACCGTGAAGCTGCGCGGAACCTCGACCACCCGGTCGCCGCCGGTGCCCTGGTAGCCGACATTGCCACGGCGCGTGAACAGCATCGCCGTGTTCAGCAGCGGGTTTCCTTCGGAATCGTGAAAGACTCCCGTGAGATTGCACAGGGTAATTGCCATCTGATTTTCCTATTATTCGGTTTTCAGAGATACACGTCGACCTGGCCGCGTGCGCCAAGGCCACTGGATCGACCGCCGCCGCCGCCAGGGATCTGGCCATTCTCACCGCTACCGCCACCATTTCCCGCGCGCATCGACACACCTGCAGTGATTCCACCGCCGCCGCCGCCCTGAAAGGCATCGCCTCCGTCGCCACCGCTGCCGCCGCCGCCGCCGCCGCCCCACGCGCTGCTGGCGTTCCCGCCCGACGCACTCAGACCAGCGGCTCCTGCACCGCCACTACCGGTGCCCAAAAACCCGCCGCCACTTCCACCGTTAACGCTGTAGCCATTCGACCCCGAATAGGCGGTCAGCAAAGAACCAAACAGAGAATGTGACCCCGCGCCGCCGCCCGGAACGGTCACCGCAACGCTCGACGGGAGATCGCCTAGGCGACCAATCCAGAATGCCGCCCCCCCGCCGCCGCCACCTGATGCGGAAACCCCATTCCCACCAGGACCGACCGCAATGATCGTAACCAGCGTGTCATTGCTGAGCCCCGCCGGTTTCGTCCAGGTGCCATTGGCAATGAAGCGCCACTGATATCGGGGCTGGCCAACCGCCGCGCCAAGCGAGATCGAGGACAGCACAACCCAATTGCTGCCGACACGTTCGGCCAGAACACGCATACCTGCTGGCACGGCTCCGGCCGCAAGCGCCGATCCCTGCGCGTCCAGAACCGGTGCCGCCGATCCACTGTTCAGCGCCATGGTGACAGAGCCTGTGTTGGTTGTGCCCTGCGTCCAGGTTACCTTCATGCCCGTCACGGGGCCGGCGTCCAGAAACTCTGCATCAACCGTGCCGGTGACTGCATTGGCGGTGCCGCCGATGCTGGAGATCGGGAAGCTGCCCGCATCCAGCAGCCGGTCCAGATGCGCCCCGGTTTCGTCCATGTAGTCGTCGCCTGCGACATTCCCCACGGTTGCCGAAGTGGTGGTTGTTCTCGTCATGCCCATAACTCCGGTGCTTCGTCGATGAAAGTCAGCTGCGCGCTAAACTCGTCCTGCGGTGTCACATCCGACACCAGCAGCCGGTCATATTCGCGCCCCACCGGTCCCACGATGACCAGCAGATCCTCTGCCACGCCGCTGGTCGCCGGGGTCGCCAGCGTCAGCGTGTCGGGCTGGCCTGTTGCGTTCGACAGCGTGTGCAGTTCGGTTGTGCCATCAGCCAGACGCAGCACCATGCCGCTGGTGATGCCAACGGCGCGCATATCTGCCACCGCGTGCAAGTCGGCCACAGCGTGCATGTCAGGTTCATTGGTGATCGGCACGGTGCTATCCAGCGTGACGCCGGTCAGGTTGCCGCCCGATTTGGTCCACCCAACCACCCGACCCTGGCCGGTATGTTCCGACAGCGTGTCATGCTCGACGCCGACCAGGTCGCCGCGCCGAACCGCAATCGCCTCGGGCGGCACTGTCAAGCTGTAGCTGGTTGCCTGCTTGCGCTGCGCACCAAGGTCGAACGCCGCGCGGCGGCGCACCTCCGCCTCGGTCACTTCCTCATATTCGCGCTGGATCAGCAGCCCGCCCACGGCGCTGTCCGGCACCACGATCTGGCGCTCGGCATAGTCGCGACCGCGATCGCGAAACACCGCCCGGATACCATCGGGGGTCTCGGGAAAGGCCCGGCTAAAACTGAACCCCCGGGAATTGGCAGGCGTGAAGATATAGACCGGATCATCGGCGCTGGTATCCTTGCCAATGACCACGCCCCAGGTATTGGACTGCCGGACCGCTGAAAACCCTGCCGCCGCGACCAATCGGGCCGCGCTGTCGACCGTGCCGCCTTCGACGATGGAATTGATCTCATACCCCTGCACCGCGCATTCGGTACGCCAGGCGACCAAATCGTCCTCATCCAAAATATCGACCGGCACCGGGTTGGCGTTCAGATCGCCCGCGTAGACATCGCGCAAATGCGGGGCGGGGTTCGAGGTGGTGGTCCAAGTCGACCACGCCGATCCATCCCAATCCCGCACATATCCAGACGCCTCGACCGACAGGGGGCCGAGCTGCCGGTTGCGCGCGCGCAGCGCGATCAGCGCGAAATCATCGGTCTGGACCGGATGTTCGTTCCATATGTTCGAGGCCCGGACCACGGCCAGCGTCGCGGCAAGGTCCGATTGTTCGCGAACCACCGATTGGATGCCAGCGCCTTGCGTTCCGAAAAGGTCCCAGACTGTGCCGCTGACCTCGTAATCGGCGCTGTCATAGGTAGTGTCCAGCACCACCGCCCCGCGCTTGATCTCGATCTCGTAACGGCCCCTTGGGAAGGTCGCCGTGTCCAGCGTGATCACTGCCTCGTGGCGCGACAGAACCACGTTTTCCACGCCCGTGCTGTTCAGGTTGCCGACCGCAAGATAGTCATCGCCGCCACTGCCAAAGCTCGCATCCGCCGTGTAATCGGCGCTGGCCGGTGTCTCGGTCTGTCCCGGCGACACCTTGCGCGCCTCGACGAACCCCGCGCCCGCCGCGGCGTTGACCTGCACCACCGGGCTGTCCACCCATTGCAGCTTGATCGTCGCGCGGATCTCGCGCAGCGCCACGCCAACATGGTGGATCTCAGGCAGGTTGCTCCAGCTGGTGGTGCCGACCGCGCGGATGCGCAGGCGGATCGGCACCCGCAACCTGATCTTGTCGTCTCCGTTCTGGTGCAAGCCCTGCGGCCAGTTCAGCGCGATCCAGAATTCATCCGGTTCGGTGCGCGTGGCCAACGCCACGGGCTGCGGCAGATACCCACCATCAGCCGTGTCATCGACGCTGACACCATCCTCGCGCAGGACATGCCCCCGCATTTCGGAGCGCACATCATCGCTCAGGGACTGGCGCGTCACCAGCGCCAGGCGTGCATCGCCTGGCCAACCCTCGCGGATCTCATATGCCAGCCCAGGCATGTCACCGATCGAGGCCTGACCGAACCGGATATCGCTCAGATCATGCGGCCCTGCCAGCAGATACACCGCCTCGACCATCTCATCTTCGCCATCATAATAGACCAGCGGCTGACAGGCGAAGGGCGGAAACACCTTGCGCGTGCCGATCACCCGTGGCGCGGCCCCGTTCGGTGACAGCACATTGCCATCCGCACTGGCCACACCGGCACTGCGCGCCGCATCCATGGCCCCCTGCCCCGGCACCCCCGGGGCAGGTGCAAGCCCGCCGATCAGCGCCTGACCGGCCAGGGCCAGTCCGGCACCGGCAAGCTGCGCGCCGATGCCGCCCGCTGCAAATGCATCCGCCCCAAAGGTCAGCCCGGCAAGCGTCTTTCCCGCCAGGCCGCCGCCCGTGACCCAACCGACCGCGCCAAGCAGCGCGATCGAGGCCACCAGCGCCAACACATTCTTGCCGCCGTCATCGCCGCCCATCAGGTGGGCGTGAAACGTGACCTCTGTCACCGTCGCAGCTTTCGGTCTGATGCAGTGCCAATGTGCGCGATCGACCGGATACCCGTTGATGCAGATGATGCCTTCGGCCATGAACTCGGGCGGCAGGCCGGGCATCCGCTCAGCCATTTGCAACAGTGTCAGATGTTCCGACAGGTCCAGCGCTGCGACCGGCCCCAATCCGAAGGGCGTCCGGTAGGTGACGGGAATATCAGGCATCGATCAACCCTTGGGAAATATGGCGTTGGACGCCCAACACGCGCCCGCGCAGAAACTCATGAGCCAGGGGCATCACGCAGACATTGGTGGCGCGCCAGACATGCAGAACGCGGGTGGCGTCGATCATCACGCCGACATGGCCAGGCAAGCGCGCGCCTGCCCGCGACGTGGCCACCATCACGTCGTAGACACGCGGATCGCCCGTCACCGCGCGCCATGGCCCGGCATCGCAGCCTTCGATCATCGCTGTGGCGATGCGGCGCAGATCCTTCGGCGCAATCTCGGAGAATTCGGGCAGATCGATGCCGAGGTTGCGCGCGTAGACCAGCCGCACCAACCCCCAACAATCGAGTCCGGACATGTCCCTGCCGCCGTCGCGGTAAACCGCGCCAATATATGTGCCCCACCATGTCATGCGGATCTACCGGAACAACCCCGGCAGGCGGTCCTGTGTGGCATGTGTCACTGGCCAGGGCTGCTGGCTGAAATCGCGCAGCATAACGGTTGCTTCGGCTCTGGTTTCATCGACCTCGATATCGGTAATCTCGAACTGCCGCATCTGGTAGATCACCGCAGGCGTCACCGCTTCCGTCCGTGGATCGGTGCTGAGGTCGAAATCGGCCGAGCTGAGTATCTCAAGTGTTGCTGTGGCACGGCGTGTCGCTCTGCGCACCGCCTGCCCGATGCGCCGATCCACATTGGGCACGGTCAGCATCGTGCGCGGCGGGCCAGCACTGTCGGGCAGCAAGCGATAACCAAACATGCAAGCGGTCCATGTTTCGCCCGCGCGGCTGTAATCCAGCACATCGGCCACCAGCCGGACATCATCCTGCAGGCCCGGATGCGTAATGCGCAGAAACGGGATCAGCGCAACCGGGCTGGACAGTCGGTTCAACTCGGTCTTCTGATCGGTGCTCAACGCCATCAGAGCGCATCCCATGCGGTCCGATCGACCACCTGCATATATCCGTTTGCCGTGGTCAGGTATTGCGCCCAGGGCGGAGTGAAATCGTAAATTATTAGGGTGAGCGTGAGCTTTACCAACAGGCCCACTTTCTCCATTCGGTATGGATTCTGCTTCGGTGCAAAATACATTGCCCGGATTTCCTTTCGCAGGGGAAATTCCCAGGCAAATGGGTAAACAAAGCCGCCAAGATCGTTCTCGCCGAAATCCAGAAATGCTTCAAACTGTGCGGCTGTCATTGGTGGCAAGGGTGCAGACCATGACAAAAGGGGTGTCGTAGTCTTGCGGCGCATAATTGCCGAACCTGAATCCGGTTGGAAGGTCAGGCGGTTATCCAACCTGTCAACCTGTCCCGATGATACAATGGCTGCTTGAGGCAATGAACTCGGCCAGAGCGCAGGCTTTGCTAAACTCATCTCTGAATTGGCCTCGGCGACCCGCCAAACCTGCGCAGCGATTGGTCAAATTCACCACGCCCAAACGCGTCTTGCACCGTTTTGATCATCACCCGCTCCATGACCCGCCCGTCCGAGACCCTTTCCGTCGATTTCTGTACATCCACACCGGCATGATCCTCGATCACCGTGTTGACCTGAAGAACTGTGTTGCCACCCGTTGCGGGAACATCCAGCCTGCCGCCCATCCGAGTCCCGACGGACTTGGTCAAATCCAGCACACGCTCATTGGGATGCACCATCGCCATGAAGCCACCTTTGCCATCCAGCCCGCCGGTCCGTGCACCGTTGCCGGTGTCGCCACCGCCCTCGAAGTTTGGAAACAACGCGCCAAGCAGACCGCCGAAATCCCCGCCGCCCGCACCTGCGAACATACCCTGACCAAACAGCAGATATTCGATCGCCGCGCGCTTGATAGCTTCCTTGAGGTTATCGAACGCATCTGCGCCGCCCATGGCCGCGTCGATGATGGAGCTTCTCAGAGTCCGGTTCAGTTCGCCAAAGCGGCTGTATTGCGCGGTCAACTGATCCATTCGGCGGCCATATGTCTCCTGATCAATCGCCCCGGATTCGAAGAGGTCGTTTAGTTCCGCCAGTTCTTCAGCGTAAAGCTCCGCCTCGGTGCGGGTTTCGCGGAAGATCCGCGCAGCTTCCTCCAGCGCGTCGTTCTGTTCATTGATGGCACTGGTTCCGCCGCCCCCACCGCCACCTTCACGTGGCGGGCGGTAGGTCGCAATAAACTGCAACGCGGAAGAGTTCCGCCAATCGTCGAATCCACCACCCTGCTGGCGTGGATCGCCACCACGGCCGCCGCCGACACCGGGGTTCTCACCCGGAACACCCTGCGGTCCGAATGAGGTCAGGATCCGCGCGGTTTCCAAAGAGATGCCAAGCCATTCCGCAAGCCGCGCCGCCGACGCCTCAGCCTCGTCAAAACTGATCCCCCCCGCAATTGCAGCCAGCCGTTCCCCAAGTTCGACCGGCACCACCAACCCGTCGCCCAGATCGACCATGCCATCGACGGCATTGTCGATCCCATCTTCCAGCGAAGCAATAACCGCATCAAGTGCGGCTACCTCCGCGCGGGTCTCCGCAGTTCCTTCGGCGGCCATATCCAGAAGATCACGCTGCAGGTTCAGCGCCTCCAATAGGCTTTGCTCTGCCTCTGCGTAGGCGTCCCGGAATTGCGCTGGAACATCAGCCAGATCAGACCCCGCTGGAGCCTTACTTCGCATATATGCTTCGGCATTTGCGCGATCCAGCAGCGCGCCCTGATAGGCGTCTGACTGCATCATATCCACTCGGATCTGTTCATACCCAAGTGCGATCTGGGCCCGTCGCCCTCGGGCTTCCTGCAGGCGGGCGCGTGCTGCTCCCAATGTCAGAACCGTGTTCTGTTCAATGATCGCGCGCATCCGCTGCGACTGGGTCATTTCATCACCCATCGCCAGTGTCACATTATCGATCGCCACCTGAAACTGTTGCGCGGCCGCTGTGGCATTGGTTTGCGCGCGTGGCAGGCTATCGAAAACCCGCGTGATCAACTCGATACCCGCCCCCGCCATGCGGGCGAGGCCAGACAGCAGCTCGGTCGCACCGGTCAGCAGCGGAGCCAGCGCAATCAGCGCCGTTGCCAGATCGGCGCGGATGACCCGGCTCATCAGATCCAGCTCATTCTGCGCATCTTCGGCCTGCCGGATCACGGAATCCTCGATCACGCCCCCGGCGGCCCGGGCCGCCTCGCGCATCTCGTCAAGGCCAGCGGATCCGTCGCGCAGCATGTTGACCAGCGCCACGCCTTCGCTGTCAAAGAGCCGCATCGCGATCCGGTTGCGATCGGTCTGGTTTCCCAGGCCCGACATGCTATCGGCCACATCGCCAAGGACATCCTCGATCGACCGCGCCGCGCCATCCAGACCGACCAGCTGGATGCCCATCTCTTCCAGCGCACCGGCGGCCTCCCCACTGCCCTGGCGTGCTTCGGCCAACCGGCGGCCAAAGCGCTGCATCGCCATGTCCAGCGTCTGAGAGGATACGCCGGCGGCCTCGCCTGCAATCCGCAGCTCTTGCAGGGCCTCGGTCGTCAGGCCAAGCCGATCGGCCGTCTTGCCGATATTATCGAGATCGGCCACAATACTGCGCAACGCACTGATGCCGCCCAGGGCGACAAGCGCGGGCAACAGGCGGCGCGCGGCGGTGCGGACCATGGCAAAGTTGCGGCTGGTGCCGGACATGCTCTGCCGGCTGCGCCGCTCCATCCGTTCCATCTTGCGAATGGCACGATCCATGACGCGCTGAAACTCACGGTCACGTGCGGCCAGAACAATATTCAGCCTGTCGGCGTCAGCACTCATCGGGGTATCGAGCCTCCAACTCTTTCAGTCGTTTTGAACTCGGGGCCTTGGCACCGGTCCGCATCGATCGGGCCTGGGCGCGATGGCCACGATGGATCAGCATCACGTCTTTCGGGATCATGGCGCGAATTTCAGCGGGCCGGTAATTGCCCGGGATCAGGTTTGCAAGGATGCGTCGGACGCTGATGCGCCCGTCACGGGCTTTCCCGGCGCGCCCTCATCCGCCTCCTCGTCTTCGTCTTCGTCGTCTTCATCTTCGACCCCGTCCCAGATATCGGGCTCCACCGCGACGCCGATCAACGCCTGCGCCACGGTGAAATAGCGACGCAGGCCCGCGGGCAACTCCGCCTGCACCAGATCGCCAGCCGCCTGCCGCTCCATACCGGCACCGACAAGGCCCAGGATGATAAGGTCGGTGATCTCGCGTGCCGTCGGTGACCGGCCAGCCGTCATGCAATCCTCGAAGACACCAAGGACGCCGCGATGGGCGTCCTCGAACTCTTCGATCAGACCCATGGTCAGGATCAGGTTATGAACCTGACCCCCGATCTCTTCGCGCAGCCCGCCGCGCGGCGGGTGGTCAAGAACCCCCGCCATTACGCTTCAGCTGTAAAGGTGAAATCGCCGGCGCTGACCAGCGCGATCGAGCCGGTGACCTCGCCGTTTTGGGTATCCTGACCGCCAAATTCCAGCGTGTTCAGATGGAACGCCCCTTCAAAGGTGCCGATGCCGGGCACGACGATCTGCCAATTGGCGATCGGGTTGCCGCTCATCTTCAGCGTGACAAGCGTCTGTTCATAACCAAGTTTCTTGATCCGGACATCACCGGAGGCGTCCAGATGGGTCACGCCACCCGCGATCAGCTCCCGCACCAGCTTGGTGGTGGCCGCTGCCGAGACACTGTCCGCGGCGGTGGTGTCGATCGCGTCGCCGCCCAGGGTCATACTGGACGCCGTGAGGGCGGCGATCGTGGTGAAGACTTCGGGAGCCGCCCCGTCGCCGATCTTCAAGAGCATATCGCTCGCGCGTTTACCTGCCATGGTCTGTTCCTCTTCTGTTAAAATACGCCGGCATCGAGGCGTGCCTCGAATACCGCCAGCCCGACATGGGTTTTTCCGTCATTCTGTCGGCGCACATCGCTGGTCAGATAATCCAGGCCGCAGAGCGCAAATCCCGTCACCGTGATTTGTAACTCGCGCCGATCCAGCGCGCTGACGACCGCACCCAGGATCCGCTGCGCCTCGACTTTTCCGCCCTTCGCGGGCCGGGTATGAGCCTCGATGGTAAAGGTCACGATGTAGTCCCGCGTGCCGCCGGTGTGGTCACCGTCCACGTCCATTCGACCCAGGCGGATATAGGGCAGGCCCGCGTTCTGCGGTGGCTGATCGCGGATCGCCAGCACGCCTTCTGCCGTGATCCCGGCATCGGCTCGCAGCCTTGCACGCACGCCCTTCTGCAGGGCAGACGCCACATCATCAGCCATTGCCCATCACCTTCTTCACAGCCTTGTTCAGCGCGCGCCGAACGCGCCCTCTGTGCTTCTTCGCGATATAAACACCGGCGCGGTGCATGTATGGTTTGGGATCGGTTGTGCCCCGCACACCTTTCTTCCTCCCCCAATGGATCGAATAGACCTTGTCTTTGTCTTTGCGGTCTTCGACCTCGACAAAAACGATGCCGGTCATGCCGCCTTCGCGGATCTCATGCTCGATGCGGTCGCGGGTCTCACCGGTCACATTGGGGGCCAGAACCTTCGCAACCCGTTTGACCTCGACCGTCGATCGTTTGACCGCCTTCGCGATCTCATCACGCTCCGCACGTTTCAGGTTCCTCAGCTGGACCTTCTTGCGGCGCACGCCTTCGATCCGCCCCTCGAACCTCATTGCGCGGCCCCGGTGATGCCCGTGAATTCCAACACGTCGCGCTTGCGCCCGACATGCACACCGGCAGCTTGTAGGTTCCAGACCTTGCCGCGCGCGGTGACCCGGTCGCCACCTGTCACGCCGCGCATCGTGGCGCTGTCACGCACGCGCAGCGTGATGACCTCGGTGGCCTCCAACCGCCCCGCGCCCAGTTTCTCACTGCCGGGCCCTTCCATCCGGATATCGGCCCAGACCGTGGCGATGGCCGCCAACACATCGTCGGCCTCGTTGCCGTAGTCATCCAGGTCAACATCCGTCGACGCCGGAGGCCGCTCGAACAGGGCACGCTCACGGAAATTCCCGGCGCGCGCCATCAGACCCACCGCCGATGCGGGGCCAGCAGGTCGATCACGCCAAGCGGCAGATCGCTTGAAATCGTTCCAATCACAATCGCCTCGCGGTTCTCGGCGTAATGGGCCACCAGCAGGCGCACGGCATGCACGATGTCATGCGGCACGTCAGTCGCAGCGGGCCCATAGCCCGCAATGAAATCAACCTGGACGGATGCAAAATCCGACAGCGCCGTGGGCCAGTCCTTGTCCCGCGCCGGCACAACAAAGGCCTCGCCATCGATCTTCACCAATCGGTATTCCGATGCGGCCAAAGTCTGCCGCACGCCATCGTTGTCCAGGTAGGTCAGCAGCGCCAGTGATCTGACCGGACCCGCAGGCAAGGCGATGCGACTGAAGAAACACGACAGCGACAGGCGCAGCGTCTGATCGATCAGCTTGCGGCGCAGATAGGTCTCGACTTGCGCCCGGGCCGATTTGACGAAGCCCAGGATCAGGCTGTCCTCGATTGTGCCAGGATCCTGTCGGGAATGCGCTTTCGCGTCATCAAGCGACAAAGGCTCTACCGTGGGCGGGGTCAGGATCTCAAGGGTCATCGGATGCGCCTGTAAAAGATCAGCCCCGCCACGGATCGCGGCGGGGCCTGTGGCTTAGATGGAAACGATCTCGGCCACGCTGGCCAGATCATTATTGGACGCCGGCGCATACCGCGCGCCCATCCCCAGGACCAAGGCCGCGCTGTCGGAACTGGCGGTGGCCACGGTCATGTTCAAACGCACATGCGTAAAGCCGCCCGCCAGGTCCAGATCCTCGGCATAAAGCTGCAGGATCGCCTGCTTGTCGCTGTCCGATCCGGCATCCGTCAGCTGCGTGATTGCAGCCCCGGTGACGTCCTTGACGCCGGCGCCGGAACTGTCGGTCGCCTGTTCAAACTTGGCGTCCAGCGTGGCGCTGGTCCCAAGTGCACCGGCCATGATCACCGCCATGACGGCGGCGAAATCGGCCATGTTGATCCATGCGGTGGTGAGCGTGCCGGCAACGTTCAGATCGGGATCGATCACGCCGACAACGGCCGTCAGCTCGGACGGCAGAAGGGTCTTTTGAGCCATTGGGATATCTCCTGAAATGGATGCTCTGGAGGGCACCGTCGCCCGCCAGATTGGTGTGGCCTGCCGGTTAGGCGCGCGTGGCCAGTGTCACGAAATGCGACCGGGTGGCCGTGCCCTTGTTGGGCGTGATCGGGGCCGACAGGTGCGGCTGGCCGCCATAGCGGAACACCCAACGGAACGCCTGCTTGGCATAGTCGAAGTAGAGATGGATCGACGATGCAAACTGGATACCCGCGCTGCGGCGAACGCCGTAATACCCCTTGGGGCTGATCAGCTGGATGTCGTTTTGGGTGCCAAGCGTGTCCGCGTATTCCGAGAACCGGATGGCGCGACCCAGAAGGAAACCGCCGGGCGCATCGGCAAAACCGTTGGGCGGCGTCCAGATCGGCTTGTCGCCGATGGTCATGTCCATCAGCTGCGGCAGCGTATCCTGGTTCATCATCCAGAACGGCGTGTCGCCCGGCACCACCTGCAGGCGCGCATACATCTTGGCGATATTCTGCGCCACGATGGTGCCTGCCGTCTGACCGCTTTCCTTGGCGATGACAACCTGCGCAGCGCCCTTGGTCCAGCCAAGCGGCTGGCCGACGCCGGTGCCTTCGACCACGGCCTCGTTCTTCTTCCAGGCGATGGCCATGCCCGCCTTGTTGGTCAGGCGGTTGGCCAGACGCGGCGTATCCTCCAGCAACTCTTCGGTTGCCGCGGCCAGGGCGTAAAGCTCATGCAGAGGCACATTGCGGCCTTCATCGGCCAACTGGGTCTCTGTCATCTTCGCGCCTTCAGAACGCCAATAGGCCTTGATGCCGGCCGTGCCCCAGGGCGTGGTTTCATCGGCCATCAGCTTGACCTCGCGATGCGCGGTCGGTTCCTCATCAATCAGCGGGCCGAACTCATCAAAACCCTGCACGATCTCCCACACCGCATCGCGGTATTGCGGCGGCAGGGAATACCCTTCGCCCGCCGAACCGCCACCCTGCATGGTCGCGTTCATCGACAGCTGCGTCAGCCGCTCGTCGACGACGCCGCCGTGCTGCGTGGCCTGCACCGCGCCATGCACTGCCCGGGCAAATTCCCCGATATCGGCAAAGCCACCAGTCAGAGCCGGGTTGGCCTCGTTGACCATGTTGGCACCGGCCGGGGCACGGGTGACCGTGCGGGCTTCCATCTCGCGGCGCTGCTTGGCCAGCTTCTCCGCCGATTTGATCGAGGCCTGCACCTTGGTGCGTTCAGCCTCATTGGCCTCCAGGGCCTCGGTCTCGTCATCGGTCAGATCCCGATCTCCGGCATCTGCCAATTCGATGATGGCCAGCCCCTCGGCCTTCAGGTCAGCGAGCTGCTGGCGCAGTTGTTCAAGACGATTCATCGCCTGCTCCTCTATGATCCGGGGACATATCTTTCCCGTGACCACACGCCCGGACGTGTGGCCCCTTCGCGACCGGGGTCGGTTGAAAAACTCTCAGCTCAGCGCGATCTTTTGCCGTTCCAGGCTGGCGCGCCGCTTGGTGGTGCGGGGCATCTTGCCCTTTGTCAGATCGGCCAGCACCTCTTCCATCGTGGCCAGCCGATCGATCATGCCCAGGCGGCGCGCCTCCCGCGCGTCATAGGCGCGGCCGCCGCCGTAATGAGCATCGCTGCTTTCGGGATCGGCCCGCACAACGCTGGCTTGCACCGATCGGAACCGCGCAACATCGCCGGTAAAGTTGCGATAGGTTGCGGCAACTGATCGTTGCACTTCTGCGCGCGCACTGTCCTCCAGTGGGCCGTAAGGGGCCAGCTCGACCTTGCGGGCCCCGTCGAAGATCAGCGTCCGGTCGACGCCCTCCATCGCCAAACGCTCCGACAGATCATCATGCATCGTGTAGACCCCGATGGATCCCACCCGGCCAGATGGCGGCGCGACAATCTGATCTGCCGCCGCTGCAATCCAGTAGGCCGCCGAGGCGGCCATCAGGTTGGCCACTGCAATGATTGGTCGGTTCTCGCGGCGGGCCGCAAAGATCTTGGCGGCCATCTCTTCGACCAGACCGACACTGCCGCCGGGGCTGTCAATATCCAGCACGATGGCGGCAGCGTTTTCATCCGCAGCGGCCTCATCAAACGCGCGCCCGAATTTCACCAGAGACACACCACCCGACATCTCCGACAGCATGTCGGCCTTCGGAAAGATCGTGCCGTGCAGGCTGAGAATGTGGATGCGGCCCTTGCGGCCATCAACCTGGGCGGCAATCGCCGCGGCCTTCGGTGCTTCACCATCATAGGCACGTGGCTGATGTGTCGCCCTCAGTGCCAGCATATTGGCGATCTCATACCCCTTTGCGGGATCAATGGCCCAGGCTGTGGCAGACACGGCCCCCAGAATACGGTCAATTTCATGCGGCATCTTTGATCAACTCCAGTCTTGGTTTCCCGCCGGACCCGGCAACGCTCTGGCGCAGGAAGTGAATGGCAGCAGCCGTCGAACCCTTTGCGGGCGGCTCACGATCTGCGATGCCCACTGGCACCATATTCAGCGGCTCGATATACCGGTCGCCCGCCGCACCGATGCCATTCCGTTTTTCCATGCGCAGAATGTCATTGACGGACATCCAGCCCCATTGCCGTCCAATCGCGTAGGCCTCGAACCGCGCCTTGATGTCGCCACGCAACAGCGTGGAAACGTTGAACTCAAACCGAAACCGGCGATCCCCGATCAGGAACTTGTTCACCGACCGCTCGATCAACTCCAGGATGGGTGTCAGCGTGTCGGTCACAAACTCAAGCGATTGTTCCTCGATGTTCGAAAAAGTGGCCCGATCCAGAATGCCCACCTTATGCGGCTGCACCCGCCACAGCCGGGTCAGGTCCAGCCACAGTTCCTTGCGGGTTTCCAGAAACTGCGCCTCTTCACTGGTCAGCCCGACCTTGTGCGGCTTCATGCCGTGCTCAAGCACGCCCGGCGTGTGCCGGTTTTTTCCGCCAGCCCATTTCCGCCAGCTCTTGAGGAAATTCGTTTTTGATTCCTTATCTGCGAATGATTGGCCGTCCGGAAATCCGATCAGAAAATTTGGCGTTGCGTCATTGGCGAAGAGAATATTGGCGTATCGCTGCAGGGCGATGGCCACCGCAACGGCCTCCCGCCCGTCATCCAGAATGGTGGACCTCCCGCGCAGGTTCTCGATCAGCGGCGGCATCGCGATATGCCAGACCTCACCCTCCAGCAGCACCCGGGTGCGTCCGAAGTGATCCGTGTAACGGAACCGCTTAGACCGGTCCGGCAGTTCCTCCAGCTGGACCAGCTCGGGCTCCAGTCGCCACAGCTCGGTCAGTCTGCCATTTTCAAAGATCGTCTCGGCGTAGAAATTGCCGTCCGTGTCCAGATCATCGACAAGGCTGTTGATGAACTCGAACGATGTCTGGCGCGGGTTCGGGTCCTCCAGCACTGATAGCACCGGATGATCGTCGCGCCGGAGCGTATCGCCGTTCGCGGCCATTTCGAAAATGCCGATGCCCAGACCTGCCACGCTTTCCGACCGCACCTGCAGGCAGTCACGAACCACCGGGATCTGGCGGGCCCGCTCGATCGTGACCTGCACGTCGATCTCGCTGCGCCGCCCGCCCAGACCGTACCACGCATCATCAGACGGATCGCGGGCACTGGGATTTTCGGGACCGGCATCGGCGCGTGCGCCGCCCGTTATCATTGACCAAAGCCCCATCAGGCCACCTCGTAATCAGATGCGAAGCTGATGCCCCGCGATTTTGCCTGCGGGTTCAGATCCATCAACATCGCTGCGTTGATCAAGGCGATCAGCGGATCGATCTTTGCGACCCCCGCCTGCGCCTTGGTGATGTAGATATTGTTGCCCCGTCGTTCCGTCTTCGCGTTGGCCACACACCAGTTCATCAGCGGTTGATCACAATGGACCAGCGTCTCATCCAGCAGGCGGCGCTCCATCCCGATCACCGCCCCGTGTAACCGCCAGCCCTGGCCGATGCCGATCACCTCTGCCGCAGGGCCATTTTCTCCGGGCAGCGAAAACCCCCGCGCGCCCAATTCATCACGCAGCGCCGCCGCCCCTGCCGGGTCCAGCCCGATCGCATTGGCCGCAGGCAGGATACCCGCCGCGCGCACCTGGTCGCAGATATCAACCGCCTCCGTGATGTGGCGGCTGGTGTCCTTTTCAAGGATCAGGTCATGCTGCCCGGCAAACTCTTCCAGCTTCACTGCGATTTTCTTGCGCCGCTCCAACACCGTCGGGCTGGCCCAGGCCCGCACCCATGTCATCCAGCGCCGGGTTTCCTTGTGCCGGCCAATCACGGCGAGCCCGAACAGATCATCCGCCCCGCCGACATCCGCGCCCACCACTGCGACATCGGACTGTTCCAGAATAGCATCCAGGTCCAGCTCGGGCCGCCCGTTCTGGATCCAGTAATCTGCCCCCACCCATCGGTGATCATGGGTGCCCATTCCCACCTGGATGTTCAGGTGCTGGCTGGCCCATATCCTCAGCGCGACCGGCCCGTTTTCCTTTTCGGCAAGATAGAGATCATGCAAAAGGTTCATCTGGATACTGCGGCCAAGGTTCGGCAGCACCAGCGCCCAGTTTTCCGGATCCTCCCAGGGCCGCGCCTCGTCCAGCTGCATCGCTTCAGGGAACTCATAAAGCACCGCCAGGGTGCGCACCCCGCGGGAGATCTCGCCATCGCGGATCTTGCGCGCGCGCTCCAGGTCTTCCTTGAACACCCCCATCGGTTCGACATCCGATTGCGTGGTGATGATCACCAGAAGCGCGTTCGGGTTGGTGATCATCCCGCCCCGGATCTGCGACATGACCCGCTTGGCAAAGCTCTTGCCCGCAATGACATGTTCTTCATCGATGATGGTTAGCGTCGGGATCTCGCCGGTCACCACGTTCATATCGAAGGTCTTCACCTTCAGGACCGCGCCGGTTTTGATCCGGGTGATCTTGCTCAGGTGCTCCTGAACATGGAACACCGTCTTCAGTCGCGGATCCGCCTTGATCATGCCGAGCGCCTGGTTGAAGCACCGCTCCGCCACCGCCTGTGTCGGGCCCAGGATCATCATCTCCGCATTGGGCTGATCGATCATCATCAGCGCAGTCAGACCCAGGGCGGCGCTGTTGGTGGTCTTCGAGTTCTTTTTCGGGACCAGAATGAATATCTCATTGACCAGCTGCGCGCCGGTATCCGGATGCTCTGCCGCAAAGGCAGCGCGCACGATATCGCGAAACCATTCGCCGCTGGCCTCCTCCAGCCGCGGCATCCCTGCCACGTCTGGCAGGCGCAGCGAATTATAGATGCTGACAGCCTTGGCCGCGCGCTTCGCATTCAGCGGCAGATCCGGCATTGGGGTGTCGCCACGGCGCAGGCGATTTTCCCAGTCCGGGCAGGCAAAGGAAATATCCAGGGGCATCAGTGCAGGTTTCCAGTTTCTTCTTCCAGCCAATCGTCAAAATCGGCTTCCGCCTCGTGGGCCGCGTCGACCGATGCTGCCTTCTTTCCTTTCGGCGCGGGCGCGCCTGGCCCTTTTGCGCGCCGATCTTCTTCCTCGCCGGCCGCAACCTTGGCGATCTGGCTGTCCAGAATGGCCAGCTGCGCCTTCATCGCCGTGACATTACCGCCATCGGCAGCGGCATCGAGCCGCAACAAAACCTTGGCGCGCTGATCCGACAGCGCTACCTTGCGCGCCGCCGCCTTACTGACCGCGCCGTTTTGAAAATAATGCTTTCGCAACGTCGGAACCGACAGCCCAACCTCCCGCGCGATCTCCCGAAGGTTCATGCCAGAGCACAGCAACACCCTGATTTTATTAGATGTTTCCGCATTGGGTGCGTGTTCGTTCCGCCCAACCTGACCATGGTTCGCCGGTATCGGGTCTCCAAGAAGGTCAAATTTCACATTTGCCACAAAAAAAAGTCTCTACGTTATGGGGATGCGGGTCTGGGAACATCCGGGTTGCACAAATCGAACCCCCCCTCCCCTATGCCAGGCCCCGACGTTCCAGGCTTTGCTTGACCCGGTCGTGGTATTTCTTCGACACCAGCTGCAGGTTAGCGTGATCCCAGAACAGATCCGTGTCTCCCCGATGCGGTCTGATGTGATCCACTACGGGACTGTTGGGTGCCGGATAGCGACCGACCAACAATTCACCGGTCTGCTGGCAGACCAGCTTGTCGCGCGCCCGGATCCGTTTGACCAGCTTCTGCCACCGTGCCGTTTTGTACCACGCACGCCACGGTTGAGTTGCGTCGCGATAGGATGACCGCTCTGCCGGGTCGACCGGATAGCCGAGGGATGGCCGCAGGGTTTGCAAGGTGGGGCGCAGGGTTTTCATGCGGGTGGACGTTGCTCATGCATTGCAGGGAAATCGAAAACGCAAACGCCCGCCGGACCAGTGAGGTCGGGCGGGCGCAGTTCGGTTCACCTGTCTTATGTCAATAGATTGATAATCTCGTCAAGAGTTTTTTTGCCAGGGCGTGTGCGGCGGCATAGCTTCCGTCACCTCGAATGCCGACAGGTCGCGGCTCATGCGCATGGATATCTGCAGTTCCAGCAAGGCCATCCACCATGCCAGATAGAAACGCCGTGCTGAAAGGATGTCCTCTTGAGGACTCTGGTAGGTGACGGGACAAACACGGATCTCCGTCTCACGCACCTGGCCTCTGCTGACCCATTGTGCTTTCCCGACGACCTCTGTCTTTGCAAAACGTCCATACTTGCTGTCTCGCCATTGTGCCGGAACAACGCGCGGCGCGGCACCCTCCATCCAATCAGGTACGCGTCCAGTGCGCGCCAGGTCGGCGATGGTCAGCGCCATGCGCCGCCCGCCATGTGCTTCCGGCAAGCAGCTAAGGGCCGAGGCCACGATATCAGCGTCAGGATGCGAGGGCGACCGCCCGCCACCATCGACCCGGCAGCCAAGCAGACCGTGCTGCATCATCAGAAAGCTGCCGCCAATCACGGACTGGTGGGTCAGCGTGGCGATCTCGTCGAAGTCGATCCCGGCCAGTTCGCGTTGGAAGGCCCATTGCAGAAGATCCCAGATCGACACCCGCGTCTTGGTCTTGCCACGCCCCGGTCGCACCGCACCTACACGGCCCTGCATCATGCCCGAACCTCTTGTTTCGCCAGATCCGCAATGCGCTGGCATTTCTCGATCACTGCTTTGCGCCGGCCACGCCATTCCGCCTCGGACGGATTCAGAGTTTCGCCGCGCGCCAAGGCTTCATCCAGCCGGACCATCTGGCGTGCGGCATCATCGGCGCGGGCCTTGATCTCGTGGACCACGAACGATCCGGGCCAGCGGCGGGTCTTGCGCAGCTCAGCCAACAGTTCCGGTGCCCACCCACCCGAAATGGCATCCCGGCCAAGCGCTTCGGCAAAGACCTTGCGAATGAGGGGCGAGGCATCGTCGCCCGGCGGCTGGATCTGCCCGGCCATGGCCAGGATGGTGTTAGCGATAGGGAAGCGGTCGCGGTCCCTGCCGCCGGGACTGGCAGCGGCGGTTTCTTCCAGCGCCTGCAAACTGAGATCGGTCATGTAAGCCAGCTTGGCGCAAAGGCTGTGCTTCATGTCCTCATACGCCTGCCTGGTCAGCCCTGCCGGTTTGGCAAGGCCCCGGTTTTCCAGTGGGGTGATCAGCAGGGTCTTGACCCGTACCTCACCTGCTGCCTGTGCTGCGCTGTCCATGGTTTCTGCTCCTGCAATTCTCAGCATTCTTCGGTTTGGCACATGGCGGTCGGGAAAGTGTCGCGGGTCCGCCATTCTGTCTTTTCTATGTCTTTGTCTATGTCTCTGTGGTGGACGACACTTCAGGACAGTTCTGTCAACACTTTGTAATTCCTATCTAATCCTGAAACACTGTCCGCAGAGTGTCCGCCAAAACTGTCCGGAACTGTCCGCAGACTGTCTCGAACTGTCCGCCAGACACTCTGCCCCGGTCATAGCTTTCCCCTTCCATGGCCGCGGCTCAGATCAAGCATGTGGTTGGTCCAGGCCTGCAATCCGCGCTCCACCCACGTGGCCGAGCGGTATTCACATCCCTCGCCCGCCAGCCACTCGTCGATCCAGCGGATCGCGGCATCGTTCTTGCCCAGATCGGTGCTGTAGCCCGTGACCGTCGCTCTTAGACGCTGCAGTCGTTTCATTGTGTTGGCCACGTCTGTGCGGGCGCGGTTGTCTTCCTTACGCGATATCGCCTCGACCAGAGACTGCACAACGACCGGATGCATCAGCCGTCGTTCCCCGTCGCAACTACAGGGCCGCCATTTGTGAAGAGGCCCGTATTCGAGGGCGGAAAGAGCGCGGAAATGATCGGAGTCAATCATCAGCAGCTTAGCCAGAATGGCCGGATCACAAGGCAACGTGCCAACCGGCGACTGATCATAGGCGATATTGATCAGGTCGAAATAGAGCGCCCGGCATTCCGGCGTGCCCCTAAGACGCATGTCCGAGTTGAGCCAGCGCCTTCGTTCCCAGACCATGAAATAGTGCCTGTCCAGCCGGTCTTCAGGGCTGAACGGGTATTCCTCCAGCTGGTCGATGGGAATGGGCGCAAGATGCGGCACGATCGGCATGGTCATGGCCGCGCCCCCGCAAGATCGGCCTCAGCGACGACGACATCCTGCCGCCGCGCTGCTTCCTGCATCGCCGCGGCAACGATCCTTTCCTTCATCGCCGTGCTGTCGCGGCGCAGCGCTTGCGATATATAGGCTGGCCCAAATCCCAGGGCCCGGCTGGCGCGGGCCTTCGACGCAAACTTTAGTCCGCCAAATTCGAACGCATGCGATCGCGCCTCGTTATACTTGCGCGGCAGTCCCACATTGTCGGCATGCCCGTCACGATGCAGCGCCTGGCGAATGGCACTAACAGTGACCCCCAAAGCAGCGGCCGCAGCCTTCACATCCGGATAATCGACACCGCGAATGCGCGCCCGCATGACCTGCGGGCGGGTGTTTCCAAGCCCGACAGCGTCCAGCCGATCTTGCCTGATCGCCCTGATGATTGTCTGCGGCTGAACGGACAGGGCCAGTGCCGCCGTCCGCGCATCCGGGTAGAGAACCCCGCGGATCAGGATGTTGCGATATCGAGATCTACCCATTTCTGGTCGCCTCCAGATGATCCAGCCAACCGCCCTTGTCGGTCCAGATGCGCAGGCGCGTCAGCTCGACGGCCTGGCTGTTTGCATTTTCGGGCAGACCCGCCGCACGCAGATCCTCACAGGCGGCACTGATGGCGGCCTCAGCCTTCGCCAAATGGGCGCGTACAGAATTGGTCGCCCGGGTCATGCGTTCGTCTCCATCGCCGCATGCACGTTCTTGATAGCGGTCTGAACCACGCCGGGGTTGCGCCCATAGCGGCGCGCGATTTCGCGATAGCTGAGCCCCTCGTCATGCAAGGCCAGCCAATCCAGCAGCTCCTCGTCGCGAGCGCGGGGCACATCGATGATGACAGCCCGCCCACTCATCGCACCGCCCTCAGCCGGTGGAACCGTTGCAGCACCTGGGCATCGGTCAGATCGTGGCACCTGGCGATCTCGGCGCGGCCGCGCCAGGTGTTGCCGCTTGACAGGATCTGCGCGTCAATGGTGTCGAGCTTGCCTTCGCTGGCGGTGGCGGGCGCGGGCGTTACGGCGGGCGCGGGCGTTACGGCGGGCGCGGGCGTTACGGCGGGCGCGGGCGAGGTTGGCGGCGCAGCCACTGCTGGAACCACCGCCAGGGCAACAGGCGGTGCGGCAGGCCGTCTGCCGACGCGGCGGTGTGGCAGGCCCAGGCGCTTGACCGCGAAATGAACGGTTTGCCGACAGACATTCATGTCATCTGCGATGTCTTGAATCGTGTTGTCCTTATCGGGCCAGAGCTGGCGCAGGCGGTCGTCATCAATCTTTCTTTGCCCAGCCATCAGCCTGCCCTCCGCCATCTCAGCGCGCCGGCAAATTCCTCGACCTTGCCCTGAGCAATCAGAGCCTCGACCTCTGCCTGGAGACAGGCCAGCGGCGCTTCCAGTACATCGGCCATATCCTCGGCTGAAGTCGGACCCATGGCCGTCAGGATGGACATGACCGCCTCGCGGATTTCGGCGGGCGACAGAGCGGCGGCGGTCATGATGCTTCACTCAGCAGCCGATGCTCGGCATGTTTCATCGCCCTGATCGCCTCACGGATCTCGACAACTGCTCGCGCCCGGTCGCCACCCTCGAATGAGCTTTGCGCGATCAGGCAGGCGGATATCGCCTCACCGGTTTCCTTGGCGACAATGCCGGTCAGCACCACCAGGTTGCCGGAAGGTCCGGTCTCGCCCACCCGGCCCCGCCGCGCCTGCGCGCCTGTCACCGGATAGCGGCCAAGCGCATCCTCGATCGCGACAATGTCCTTCTGCGTCCAGTCCAGCACGCCATGCAGCTTCTTGCTGATCGTGCTCTTGGTTACGCTGCTGCCCCATCGCGCGTTGATACATGCCGCGACCGCGTCCAGGCAGCCGAATGACTGGATCATGGCGCGCATATGGGCATGTGTGATATCGGGCAGGTCGGTCATGGGATACCTCGTTTCCTTGCGCGGATGCCTGGATCGGCGCTAGGCTGGCTTGCGGATCGGGATGATCGGGCCACCCCTGCCATGGGCGGCCCGATCGAACGGTCCTGAACGGGCAGCTTGGGGATAGCCGAAAGGACCGATTGGTGTGACGAAGGAAGACGATGTCGACCTGGCCGCAGCGCGCCGGGCGCTGGCCCAACGGCTTGCATTTGCGCGGGCCACGGACGTGATCGACGAAGACGAACTGGCCGCGCGGCTCAGGGATCTGGCGGCGATCGAACGGGCCGAGGCGGAGATGGATAGCGATGAGACCGGAAGGGATGCAGTGCAATGAGTTTTGTAAACTGGCTGTTTGGACGAATCCCCACTGTGGAAACTCCGGCACCTGACCTTCCTGAAATTCTGCTCTATGCCGAGCTTCAGGCGTATCTTGACCAAGCCACAGACGACGAGTTTGACGACGGCGAATTTGACGATGACGACCTGGACGATCTGTTTGCGAATCTCGACGCGGCAGCCCTGCTTGAATTTGCGAAATCCGGACTCGAACCGTCGCGCCCCCCGGCCCCGAAAAAACCGGCCAAACGCGACCGACCTGACCGGATCGATCTTGAACCGGTCTACACTGTGATCGACTACCGCGACGCACGCGACGTCGAAACACGCCGCCGCATCACGATGCTCAGCCTCTACCCCGGCCCCAACGCTCCCTTGTTGACAGCCACTTGCCATGAGCGCAAAGCATACCGATCGTTTCGTTGCGACCGGATTCAGTGGTTCCTGGACCCGGATGGCGAGGCGATCCGGCCCGGCGACTTCTTTCGCGACACCATGGGCATCGACCTGGCCGAGATACCACTCACGACCGCCGCCGCTGCCAGGAAACCTCGCGTGGCGACGTCGCCCGAGCTGGACACCGCGCGCAAGATCCGCGAAATGCTCCGCCCCACCCTGTCGATCCTGATATCTGCGGCGCGTGCCGACGACGACCTGCACGCCGAGGAGCTGGACGTCATTTTCTGCTACGCCGAGACGGCTGCCATTGAGATGGCCAATACGGGCCGCCTGCCCGGCTTTCCGACGATTGAGGTACTCGACCACCTGAACCGAACCATCGCCAAGATGCGACCGCAGGGCCACACCGTGGCCAGCCAATTGGGAAAGGTGCTGCGCCTGCCCAGTCCCGAATTCCAGATATTCGAAAAGACGCTGGACCGCGTTATTGCCGCCGATGGTCATGTCGCCCTTGGTGAGGAGCTGTTCCTGGCCGATCTGCGGCAGCTGCGCGAAAGGCTGTTGGCGCAATGACATCACGCGGCATCCTCCTCGACCGAAGACGCTGGCGGCGGGTTCTCAATCATGAAAACCCGCAGGCGTTCGATATCGGTATCAAGTTGATCCAACCGCCGCCGGATGCGGTCCATCAAGCGGCTGTTACCCGTTGCGCGCACGCATACCGTCGACGGGCTGAGGCCCATCTTCGAACAATATGCCTCCACTTCGGCGAGTATTTTTTCATCAGTCATGCGCCGCAAATTGGATGAACATCCATCAATCGTCAAGGATGATTATCCATTTTCATCCAATCCCGCAATAATGGATGATTGTCCTATGAAACGCCCAACCTTCACCGAGGCCCTTCAAGCGGCCTCCAAGCGCAGCGGCAAAACCAAAGCCGCTATCGCGCGCGACTCTGGCGTGAACTATGACGCGCTGGTCAAACTACTAAGTGGCGAAAACAAATCGACTTCACCCGAGAACGTCGCAAAGCTGGCCAAAGTCCTCGGCAATGAAATAATGGACTCAGCCACTGGCTTCGCAGAACCGGTCGCACAACCACGATTAGACACTTCTGGCATTCCTGATCGCGATAGCGAGCCGTCGGTTGCCAACACCAGTAGCGACGTTTTGAACCAGATCAAACTGGCATTGAACAACGGCCTGATTCAGGTTGCTGGCACCTACGACCGCACGGGCGTTGAGGCTCTGATCGAAGCTCTTGAGAACATGAAGCGCTTCCTGCCCGACAACGAGAAATAGCCAAAGGAGATAATTGTGCCGCCGAGCGATTCGACTGCGCCACGGTAGTCTTTGCTGCGATTTTGGATGATCGTCCATTATTTGTATTGACATTGGATGATCATCCATTCCATGTTCGCCCCCATCGCAACCCGATGGAGGCACCCGAATGATCGTCAACTTTCCCCTTGCCGCCCGCCGCATCCGCGCTGACCAGGTTGCGCTGGCCCGCAAGGTGCTGGCCGATCCCGCCCGCTGCGCCGCCCGCCCCAGCCTATGCAAGGCCGCATGGCTGATCCTGATCAGCGCGCAGGGCCGCACCCCGTGTCAATCCCGCATGGGCTTCACCAATGGGCAGGCTGGGTGATGGCAGGCAACCTGAATTTAACGCTGACGCCCCGAAAGGTGGCGGATGGCTACATCACCGCCTCGATCAACGGGCTCGCAGTGATGTTCGATTGCGATGAGCGGGCAACACTGCTTGAACTGGTCCGCGCCATTGAGCGTCGACAGGCCGCTCTCGAAGAGGTGGATCAGGTCGAGACCAGTCTGCGGAAACTTGAAGCCGCCAGAGAGATCCTTCGCGTGCCAACCGAGCATCCAGACGAGGATCTGCGTGCCGCCGCTCATCTGATCAAGGCGTTTGATACGAACCCGACGCAGATCTCCAAGGCCGAAGATATCCTTTGCCTGATCGACAGCCCATATTTCACGCCCGTCACCACCCCGGTGGCTGACCACGGCGATCGGGGGTGATCGATGCTTTCCCGGCCGCACCGGAAGCCTCGCAGCAAGTCTCAGCTGCGCGCGGCCGCACCTGACCGGGGGCAGCGCCCCTTGCCCCCGGTCCCTTTCCAACACTTGCGGGACGCACGCGGCGGCTTTGGCCCTTTTCAGCATGCTGCGCGCGACCGGGCTGCAGGCAGGGTGCGTCCTCCCCGCCCTGCCTGCAGCCACCAAATGACAAGGTGATCTGATGCCCTTCTTTAACCCCGCCCCTACCGTTGACGAAACCAAACCGCACCGCCGCGGCATCGACATCGTGGCCGAGGATCTGAAGGCGGGCTTACTGCCCTGGCAAATCGCTCAAAAGCATCGGGTGCCGCTGCACCGTATCTATTTCTTCGAGCGGCTGATGAAGGAACGCAGATCCCTGCCGGAACACAAATCACACATTTTCTGAAAGGAAGCCGCATGCCCGAATTCAAACCGAAGCCTTACACCTCCGGTGCCGTATCCGGCATCAAGATCGCGCTGCGAGCCACTGTTGCCGGGGCGGTCTATGTGTCGGTCACGATCAACAAGGCAACGCAGGAACAGCATTTCGGCGCAGCAATGCCAAAAGGCACGCGCTTTGCCGTCACGCTCAATTCTGACCCCAACAAGCGCCACGTGATGGGCATCCTCAAGGACCCGAATGGCGCGATCGAGGCCAAGCCGGGGATGAAGGGCACGATCACTCTCAATATGGCCCGTTGGACCAGCTGCCCCACGACTTCGCAGAGGGCCAAGCCCTGCGCGGTCGCCGCCGCTGATGTTGGCGCGCTGATGATCCGTTTGCCTGAATGGGCAAAACCAAAAGAAGGCATCACCGGGTGACACAGACGGCCAACGATATCATTGCGCAGCTTTTTGCGGATCTGGCGGAGACTGAGGAACCGGCGGAGCCGGACCAGCCGCACGCCCGCGCACATGCCAGGCGTGATGCGATCTCTGCGGCGCTTGATGATCGTGACCGCACCGCGCGTTTGCGCAATGACCTGGCCGCCCTGGCCGCTGTCGATCCTGACCGGCTGGAATGGCCCGACTGGTGGTTCGAACCCGTGACCTCGATCGTGCATCGTCAGATCCGCAGATTGTGGACGACCGTGCTGGTCCATGTGGCGCTGGATGCCGCCTCGACATCGCCCCATTCCAAGCGCCAGCACAGCGATGCCATGGCCTGGCTGAACGGCCATCGCCGCGATCGCGCCTTTGTCTGCGGCCTTGCCGACCGCGATCCCGATGAATTTTCCCGGGCCGTGCTGGCCTGGATTGAAAAAGGAGCCCCCTCAAATGCCCGACGCCATCGCCCAGTATTCGGTAAAGGCCCTCATGATCCATCCGCTGAACCCGCGCCAGGATGTGCCGGCTGAGGATATCGCAGAGCTTGCCGCCTCGATCGAGGTCAATGGCTTGTTGCAGAACCTCTGCGGTTATCTCGAACCACGCGCCCGCAATCCCGGTATCGTGGCGGGCGGCCGCCGCCTGCGGGCGCTGCAGCTGCTGGTCAAGCAGGGCAAATGGACGGACGATGTCCCGGTTCTGACCACGCGCGACCGCGATCAGGCCATCGAATGGGCAGGCGCGGAAAACGAGGCGCGCGAACCGCTGCACCCGGCGGAAGAGATCCGGCATTACCGCGACCTGCACGCCGCCGGCCACAGCTATCCGCAGATTGCCCGCGCCTATGCGGTGACCGAAGGCCATGTTGCGCGCCGAATGAAGTTGGCACATTTGCCGGATCCGGTGATCGCAGCGCTGAAGGATCATGAGATCACGCTTGATGTGGCGCAGGCCTTCACCATTTCGACGGACGAGGCCGCGATCCTGTCGGTGCTGGACCGGACCAGGGCCCGCGACATACGCCCGCAAGCGGTGCGCGAGGCACTGACCCCTGGCGCTGTCACGGCCGATGAACGCCGCGCAATCTATGTCGGTGTGCAGACGTACGAGGATGCCGGCGGCGCGATCACTCCCGACCTCTTCACCGGCGCGACCGTGCTGCATGACACCGATCTGCTGGAGCGATTGTTCAGGGACAAACTGGAAGCCGAGCGCGCGATGATCGCGACCGAGGAAGGATGGCAGGACGTCCATGCCGTCCAGGATACTTACATCCCCTATGGCACCACAGACAAGCTGACCGCGATCTGCCCGGAGCCTGTCGAATTGCCGGAGGCCGACGGTGCGGAGCTGCAGCGACTGGAGGAGTTGCCCGGCAGCGAGTTTACTGACGAAATACGTTCGCGGATCCGGGAATTGCGCGCCCGCAAGCGCGGCGATTACAGCGATGATCAGCGCACTGAGGCACAGATCTGGATCTACGTGAACCGCCAGGGCGTTCTCTGCCGGGATGAGGCCTACACCACCAAGGCCCGCGCACAGAAGGACGCAAGCACCAAGGGCGCAGCACCGGAACCCAAAGGCCTCAGCCAGGTGCTGGTCGAAGATCTGCGCGCCGTGCGCACGCTGGCCCTGCAGATCGCGCTGGAAACGCAGCCCGATCTGATCCTCGGCCTTGCCGCCTACCAGATTGACCGGCAGATGCGCGCCTGGCACCGCCCGGCTGAGGTCACGCTTGGCGCGCCCCGAAACATACCATCGGTGGAAGAAGCCGTAACCGCACCCGATTGGGCCACCGAGATCGAGGTGGAGGGCGGGCAGGAACCGGACGCGCAGGGGTTTCAGGATTTCCTGGCTGAGAGCCGCACGATCCCCATCCTGTCCCGTGCCATCGCCCGCGCCACCAGCGCCCAGGGCACCGATTTCACCAGGGCTTTGATGCAGACATCCGGGGCCGACATCCGCGCTGTCTGGCGTCCAACCCTGGCCAACTTCTTTGGCCGCTGCCCGGTATCTTACCTTGATGCGGTGCAAGAGATGATCTTTGCCGACGGCGCGCCGGACATCTTCGCGCCCTGGACCGGCCTGAAGAAGAAGGAAAAGGCGGCGCTGCTATCGACCCTCTTCGATACCACGCCTGAGACCATCAAGGCTTACGGCCTGAGCGATGATCTGGTCGCCCGCCTCAACACCTGGATCCCGGAGGAAATCGCATGAAGAAATGCTGCCAGACCGAAAACAACCTCGGCACTTATGCCGGCGTGGACGGCCCGGTCACGTACTGCAAAAGATGCGGCTGTACGTGGGTGGCCAAGAAGGGCAAGGGCGCATGAAACAGACAGAATTTCAGCCATGCGCAATGTGCGGAAAGGGTATGATGCACGCCGGTGCCCCATTCTTCTATCGCGCGGAAGTGTCACAAATGGTCGTGGATTTGGGCGCAGTACAACGTCAGCACGGGCTTGAGATGATGTTGGGAAATGCCAGCGCACTGGCAAGTGCTCTCGGCCCAAATGAAACCCTCGCGCAGGCCTTCAACACCAGAACAGTATGCATCTGTTCCGATTGCGCCCTGACTGGACGGTTGCCGATTGCAGCTGTCCTCGACGAAACAGGCTGAAGCCGTGACCCGATCCGACATTCACGATGTTCAGGTGATCTTCCAACACGGCACGCCTGGCGCGGTCTGCATCCGCGAGACCGAAGACGGGCCTGACATTTGCATTCCGAAATCGCAGTGCGAGATCGAGGCGCTGGACAGCACCGATCTGCGCCGGGGCTGCATCGCCACGCTAACCGCCCGAAGGAATGCACCGTGAATTGGTATGCCCGCCAGCGTCAGATTTGGATCAACGAAATGTTGCGGATCTACGGCTTCATCAATCGCAGTCACATCTGCGCAAAGTTCGGATGCAGCCCGCAA